GACTTGGGGAGAGACAGTATCTCGTTACATGGATAACATCGTCCGTCCTGTAGCTGGAGACGACTCTTACATTAACAAGATCGAGCAGGCTATCTTATCACTGGATGTAATGCCTTCGATGAGATCACTTATGACAGCAGGCCCCGCAGCAAGCCGTGATAATACTTCTATGTATAATTGTTCGTACTTAGCTGTTAACAACATTAAGAGCTTCGACCAAGCTATGTTTATCTTATTGTGTGGCACAGGTGTAGGGTTCTCTGTAGAACGTCAGAACGTCTCTAAACTACCAGAGGTGCCAGATAAGCTATTCAGTAGCGAGACTACAATCGTTGTTAAGGATAGTAAGGAAGGTTGGGCTAAGTCATTACGTCAGTTGATTGCATTGCTATACAGTGGTGAGATTCCTAAGTGGGATGTGTCAAAGGTACGACCAGCGGGTGCAAGACTTAAGACCTTTGGTGGTCGTGCATCAGGCCCAGCACCATTGATTGACTTGTTTAACTTTGCTATTAACACCTTCACTGCAGCTAAGGGACGTAAGTTATCTTCTATCGAGTGCCACGACCTTATGTGTAAGATTGGTGAAGTTGTTGTTGTCGGTGGTGTACGACGATCAGCTATGATCTCTTTGAGCAATCTGTCTGATGATCGTATGCGTCATGCTAAGTCAGGTGCATGGTGGGAGAATGACAAGCAACGTGCTTTGGCTAACAACTCTGTGTCCTACACTGAAAAGCCAGACGCACTATCGTTTATGCGTGAGTGGACAGCACTGGTCGAGAGTGGTTCAGGTGAACGTGGTATCTTCAATCGGGAAGCATCTAAGAAACAGGCGGGACTTAATGGAAGACGTGATGTAAACTACGAGTTCGGGACAAACCCTTGTAGCGAGATTATCTTGCGTCCAAGTCAGTTCTGTAATTTAACAGAGTGCGTAGTACGTGCAACGGATACTGTAGGTGATTTAGAACGTAAGGTTCGCCTTGCAACTATCTTAGGTACAATCCAAAGTACATACACACACTTTCCGTATCTTACAAAAGAGTGGTCAACTAATACAGAAGAAGAGCGTCTGTTGGGCGTAAGCCTTACGGGGATCATGGACAATCGTCTCACCACACTTAAGAATGGTGGATTAGCTAAGACCCTCAGTCACCTTAAGCAAGTGGCAGTAGATACAAACAAAGAGTGGGCTGAACGTCTTAACATACCTGTAGCAACTGCTATAACTTGTGTTAAGCCTTCGGGTACTGTGAGCCAACTGGTTGATAGTTCTAGTGGTATTCATGCTCGTCACTCACCATACTACATCCGTACTGTACGTGGTGATACTAAAGACCCGCTAACACAGTTTATGAAAGATAAAGGGGTGCCAAACGAACCTTGCGTTATGAAGCCTGATACCACTGTGGTGTTTAGTTTCCCACAGAAAGCACCTACTGGAGCTGTATGTACCTCTGACATGACCGCTATTGAGCAGTTAGAGATGTGGTTGATGTACCAGCGAAATTGGTGTGAGCATAAACCCTCCGTGACAATCAATGTCAAAGCAGATGAATGGTTTGAAGTAGGTGCTTTCGTTTACAAGTACTTTGATGAGATGTCTGGAGTGTCGTTCCTACCTTACAACGAACACACGTACCAACAGGCACCATATCAAGAGTGTGACAAAAGTACATACAAGGAGATGTTAAAACTTATGCCAAAGAGTCTTGACTGGTCTGAGCTTTCGGAGTATGAACAAGAAGACAACACATCAGGTAGTCAGACAATGGCTTGCTCTGGTGACAGTTGTGAGATTGTTGACTTAGTGTAACCCGACCACCTGAACATGTGCAGAAACTGTTCATCAATTAACACAAGGAGATACTATGTACACTATCATTACCCGTAACGACTGTAATTACTGTGATAAAGCTAAGACTATGTTAGAGTTAGACAACATCCCTTACTCATCATATAACTTAGAAGAGCCTTCAAGTAAGTGGGTGCTATCTCTTATGAGGGAAGCAGGTATTAAGACAGTACCTCAAGTCTTTTCAAGTGACGGAACTCTTATCGGAGGTTATTGTGAGCTTGAGAATCTTATGAGCTTTTACAGAAAGGGAGAATACTAAATTGGTACAACAGCAACCCAAGAAGTCTAAGCGGGAGACTGATATTAAGGAAGATGTAGGGAAACACAATGAAAATTAAACCAAACCAAGTACAAGCCATGTCACTAATGCCAGAACATGTTGAAGGTATGGTTGACCTTAATATACACGAGGATAAGCGATTTCATCCAATTGGTAAAACGCAGGATTGTGACCTAGAGTGGATCGGAAAAGAGTGGATTGATCAACGATCAGCTGGGATGGATGGTGATAGTTTTTATGGAACAGTAACATGGAAAGTTGGCAACCTTTACTTGGTCGCTGATTTTTCATTGTAATAAGGCTCTAGGGCTATTCAAGGATGACACAGCGGTAATGAAAGAAGCAATCTTATATTTGGAGAAACTATAATGGCTAAGTGGACAATCGACGGAGCAGCTAAACAACATGAGTATGAGGAAAAGATGGTAGACAATGTAAACAGCCCTGATCATTATGCGAATGGTGGTAAGATTGAATGTATTGAATACTTAGAAGACTTCCTATCACGAGAAGAATACATTGGATACCTTCGAGGGAATATAGCAAAATACCTGCACCGATGGCGACGAAAGAACGGACTAGAAGACCTTAAGAAATCTGAGTGGTATGGCGCACGTCTTATTGAGCTAGTAGAGAAGGGTGGAGTATGACACTAACAATATTTGAGGGTATTATTCTTGTTAACTTACTTATCTCACTATGGGTAACTTATCAAGTGGGTAAGGTCAAGGGGGACATAGAAATACTGTACGAGGGACTTGCCATTACTATGGACCACGTAGGGGTTTCAAGCAACAAGTAGACACAAAAAAGCCGCCCTCAGTATTAACTGGGAGCGGCTTCTTCTGTTTGAGCTACTTTTTATTTCGTCTGAAGAGACTAAGGAAGCCCCTAGACATCTCACGAGGGCTGGGAGCTAACCAACCAAGTATTAGTAGGATCAACATGAGTGGATCAACCTCAGTGGTCTCTGTTGTACTTGTGTCCTGCACTACAGTTTCTACAGGTGATTGTATTCTTAGTTGAGGTCGTTTGTAAGTGATAACACCTAAGTTCTGAGTGTTCTCTTTACCTATTTGAGTGTTAGCGGCTACGTTAGGGCCACCCCCCGATAGGAATGAAGGTATCTTACCGCAACTACTTAGTAGGAGTGTGATAAGGGTCAATCTGATTATTTGTTTTACCATTTACATAAATCCCATAAAAGCCTGCTCCAGCCCCTACTATTACAGATACAAACCCAGATTGAGCGTTAGTAGGGTCTGGTAGTGACATAAACCACTGTGTACTTTGATAGAAGGCTAAACCATATAAAGATATTATAAGTCTGGGCCAGACCCTCCATCTGTTTAAGGTCTCTGGGTTCATCTTTTATTTATCCTTTGACCAATGCTCTGCCATAGTCCTAATAGCTTTGATGTTTTCATCTATACGTGCCATAGCGACAGCCTGCCCTTGCACTAAGTTTTCTAATATTACAATACGTGCTTCATCTCTTACGATTCTATCTTTATTGTGTTGTACATCATTCTGCAAATCAGCAAAGAACCAGACAGCAGTGACTGTATAAACTGCAGCTCCCATAAGGAATGTTGCGGGGATACTTTTGTTTATCCCCCAATTATTATCGTTCATTTAGAATATACCTTTCTGTCAAGTTCAAAGTGTGGCCCATCAGGAAAGCTCTTCCAGTCACCACCCCATACAATAGCAACAGATATTTCTTCTGCAGCTTCCTTCATTGCATCAGCAATAGGGTAGAAGTCTTCCCACTCCCATGAGATAGGCCAAGGAGCTAAGTCTACGGCATGTCCTGTAAGATGTCGTGAGTTCATTGTAGTAGACTTACCAGCCTTGTACAGTTCACGTTGACGGTTAATGTTACGAATACCCTCAAGAACAGTAAAGTCTTTCTCAGAAATGGATATAGCTAGTTTTACAACTGCGACAAGATCGGGGTGTACCCCTGACAGGTTTTGATTACTACGTGTCCCTAATTTATATGTCATGTGTTTTCCTTTATTTCCAGCACTCAAGAATAACATCCCAGCTAGAGTTTGTTATGGCTATAATTCCACCCCCTGCTTTTGGGATGATATAAATAGAATTGCCAGCTATTTGAATGTTTGTGGCGTTTACAGAAGCAGTATTGCCACGCGCCCCACTACCTTCGTTGTGTGAAGTTAGGGAGATAACATCCCCAACAGCGTAACCTACATTCGATGATGTACATACAATCTTGACTTCCCAGCGTGAGGGTACTGCCCCTAATCCGTGTGCGGCAGTGGTGACACCAGAGTTAAAGTTTGTCTGTGTTGTAAAGTCTGGGGCAGAGGCTTCTGAATATAAGGCGATAATAGCAGCCTTTACATTAGCAGGAGACACAAGGCTTTGTAGGGTTCCTGTACCGCCTTCCCAAGTAGTTGTAAGCTGATCTCCGATTAAACCAGTCTGGGTTCCAGAGGTATTAACCACTTGAGTATCATCAAATACACGGAAGGCATCTGCTGATTGATCTAAGTAACCTATGCTTATCCAAGCATCATTAGCTTCTGACCTCAACTTAAGTGTGTTGTTGCCCGTATCATACCACGTCATGTTGGCATAGGTTGTGGTGGGGGCAACGGAACCGCTACTGTTACTTGAAGCTGCTTGAAAGGCATCCGTTAGGTCTGCTCTAGTAGCTGGAAAGGTTTGGTTTGATATTACAAAGTCATTCTGTGACATTTAGTTGTACTCCACATAAGCTGTTAACGCAGAAACAGACGGGGTTATATTATTTGCAGTAGATGTAAGTTTAACTTTAAACCTGAAGGCCCTTGCGCTAAGGTCTGCAACTTTAATTGAGGTATAGTCAGTCCAAGTAGGAGTACCCGATGGGTCATCTTGTGTAGTAGAGACATAAGTTATGATGTTTGTGTCAGAGAACTGACTGTTACCACCTAAGTCATTAAATAATCCTGGAGCTGCATCAAATAGACCCGCCTGATCATCAAATAAACCCGCAGTGCTGTCAAATCTAAGGGTCAAACCACTTACATATACACGACACCTTTTTACGGAGTTATCTGAAGTCTCTATATAGTTACTAAAGAGGTATTCACCTTCCGAGGGAGCTGTAGTGTAATCGTCTATTCTTAGTTCACTACTTACAACTGCAGAATTTGTCTTAGTCCCAGAAAATGTTGGACTGTCTGTAAGACTTAAGGTGTTCGCAAGAGGTTCTATGTTAGCTGCTGGTACAGCTACAGAAGTATAGTTAATTGAAGTGATACCAGACTTATCTACTGCCTTAACCATATAGGTACCTGCCCTAGCTGGAATAGATACACTAGAAGCTGGTCTTGAGACTTTATCAACGTAAGTCAGAGAGTCTCCCCAACTAGCCCCAATTAAATCGGGAGAGTATCTAATGACATAATAAGAGAGGTCAAGGTCAGGGACAGCATTCCAGTCAAGGGTAATAACCGCACCGTTAACCTCTGCAAAAAACCCTGTAACATCTGATGGTGGTTCAAGTAATCCAGATGCGTTGATGGCGAACAGATATTCCCATTCACCTCTATTACCAAAGGTGTTAATAGCCCTAGCTCTAAAGTCGTAATCTCCATCCTCAAGGTCAAGAGCTTCAAACTTACCAAGTTGTCCAGTACCAAGAGTAATCCAGTCTGCATCAGAGCTTAACTTAAGCTCAGATTCAACGTAGTCTATTCTTTCTGATGCTGCAGAGGTTACGTTAAGAGTAATAACATTCGTTAGTTTCTCTCGTATAACTTGAGTTCTGGAAACTGCAGATAGTCCCACAGGTGGTACGTCAAAAGGAGACAACAAAGTAGTGTTATCTCTTTCGTACACGGCACCATCAGATACTTCATCGTACACAGACTCAGCAGTTTCTCTTAAGGTCATCTGTGTCTGTAAATCAAGACCGTCTGTTAGACCGAAGTTCCATGCAACCACTTCAAACTCTTTGTTAGTCCAACCAAAGCGACTGTTAGTTAATCTAATATTGTCGCCAACTTGAACCTGTAAGGTCTTCAGACCAAAGGAGGCATTAACTGTTAGCTGTTGTCTGTTACGCTCCAGAGAGATAAGAGCAATGCGACGAGCCTCAACAGAGTTATTAGTAAACGGTAAGTCAATATCGGCTACAGACTCTTGGTTGTTATCAGTAGTTAAGAAAGCTGCGTTAGTTACTTCTGGGTAGTCTGTAGTTTGCCAGTTACTCTCTTCACCACGAAACGTACCCTTAACTGTATTGAAGTTATCTCTACGAGAGTGACGAGTGCTTACAGATAGGTTAGAGCGTAAGTCATCTTCATTCAAGTCTAATACAGGTGTAGACCAGTAAGCTGGTTTTATACGCCACTTACCTTGAGCATACCACATACTACCATCCATAGAAGTTAGCATAGAGTTAATTAGATCATAAGGTGTAATAGCTAAAGTAAAAGCACCATTACATGTGTATCTTGCAGTTTCTACGGTACCTGTACCTAAAGCTACACCTGTTGCTGTAAACACAGTGCCTACGTTATTGTCAGCAGCACCTACTGCTGTAAAGTCAGTATCCCCTACAGTTTTAATCTTGTACACACCACCAGCGTAAATATTTATAGCAGGGCTACCTACAAGCTGGTCGCATACATTAGCAGCGGTGGTAACTAAGTCGTCATCTACGTTAGTTGTATCTTCGCCTAAGCCATAAGAAGATGTAAGATAATCTCTCATACACAAGGCAGGGTTGTCTGACCAAGCTGTTAATGAAGTACGTGGGTCATAAACCTTCTTGCCGCTAACAACAGCAGTGATCTCAGGTATGCCATTAGGGAATACGTCTGCATCAAATTCCATACGCACGTACATGTAAGCAATACCATTAAGGGTGTGCTGAGTAGTCCAGTTATCAGACTCACTTACAAGAGATGCGTCTGCTGTTTGGTCAGTAGCACCAAGGTGCAGCTTAAACCTAATTGTAGGTGTTGTTGTCGTTATGGTTTCGGGTGGCCCGTAAATAGGCCGACCATCAGGTTCTGTGCCAGTTTGGTCACGTTTGATTTCAGTTACGCTCTTTACAAATTTAGCTGGGGAGGTTACGTTACCATCAACATCCAGAGTAACTAACTCGTCATTAACGTATATCTCATCAAAAGACTCAACCTCATGCCCAGCTACAGCAAGAATACGATGAAGATACTTATTGTTGTTGCCAGTAGTTTCGTCGTATATACGAGCACCAGCAACACGCATCTTACCATAGATAACCTGATGATCTAATGCTGTACCGATAGCTGTAGTTTGGTAGCCTCGGTTAGACTGAGCGAAGGATGGCTTAGGGGTTAAGGCCCTAAGTGCAGCGCCAAGGGCTGTGTTTACTAAGAAGGTGCCTAGAAAAGTACCTGACAGCACCCCCAGAAAAGCCCCTGAAATCAATGTCCCAGAAACAGCGGATACACTAGTGGAAACTAACGCTGCTATTGTGGATACTGCCATTTTAGTCTCCTATAAACTTTGAAAATACACGTTCAATAGGCTTGAACTTTAGCCGTTCCAGAACCTTATCAAAAGGTTTATGGGATTTAGTGTTAATTAGTAAGACAGATACCCCATCACCCTTTAGGCACACTTCTGCAAACTTAATTAGACGTATTCCAGCAAACCCCTTACGGAAGTCTTTACGTAAGTATATAATATCATTGCTGGCAAATAAGTGATCTTTATAGTGTATGTTATTACCTAAAATAACGACGAAATACCCAACAAGATTGCCATTATCCCTAGCAGTGAAAATCTTAAGTTTACCTTGACCCTCTAATTCATAGTATGCGTCCCAGTCAGGGTTTAACTTAATCTTATCTTGGTTAAGGGCGATCTCAGACCAGTGTAACTCTATTAGGTACTTAGCCTCAGATTGCACTTGGCTTAGAAACTCTTGTTGATACTTAATCATTAGTCAGCTTTCCTTCCCCAAGGTATTTTCTTGTCCTGTAAATCTTCGATAAAGTCTAACCCAAGATCATTAGGGTAAAGTGATTTCTGGTATCCAGAGGTATACCGAGCAACCCTAGCTCGTTCTAGATCAATAAGTTTATTCTCTACGCTCATCTCAATAGTAGATGTGTCGCTACCCTCTTCGATATTCATCTGATCCATGTAACCAGAGAATAACTCGTTAAAGCCTTTCTCTCCAG